GCATACTCAAACCAGAGAAATAACTATGCTAAATAAATGTATTGAGGGGATTATATGGTAGCAGCGGCAGTAATGACGTATGACAGTTTGGTGAGTGACGTCACCCTGTATTTAGAGAGGTCTGACGCTGATACTATAAATCAGATACCACGGTTGATTATGTTGGCAGAGCAGGTTATAGCCACTAACATAAAATTTCTTGGCAGCTTGGTTGTCGCTACTGGCAATTTCACTACCTCTGATCCTGTTCTAGTAAAACCTTCAAGATGGAAAAAAACTGTATCCATGAGTTGCACGGACTCGACAGGAAAGATCAATCCTGTTCTATTGCGTAAATATGAAGTCCTCCGCGCATACGCACCCGATCCAGCAGTAACAGGAACTCCAAAATACTATAGCGATTATAATTTCTACCGTTGGCTAGTCGCCCCAACTCCTGCTTCCGATTTGGAGTTTGAAGTAACTTATTATGAAAGGGTGGAGCCATTATCATCAGATGCACAGGCCAATTGGTTTACGATCAACGCACCACAAGCATTGCTTTATGGAACGCTACTTCAAGCCATCCCGTTTCTGAAGAATGATGACCGTATTCCAGTATGGCAAAGCATGTATAACGAGGTAATCGAAAGCCTGAAAACAGAAGATGTCCAGCGCATACTGGATCGACAAGCATTCGTGAAAGGTACATAAAATGACAAGTTACTCAAGCCCGTTTAGTGGCGATTCGATACTCCCGGCAGATGTGTCGTTGGTGGAGTTGACAATAGCTGTCAGCACGCAGTTACAGTGGCCTATCAACGGTGATCCAGATTTAACAGCGGTTGGCAGGATAACAGAAGTCACCGCCTCGGCTGGCAGCTTGTCTGTGTACCTGCCTCCCGCTAATCAAGCCTCAAAGGGGCAGGATATATTATTTAGGAACGTGGGGGCTAATACTTTCACGGTCAAAGATTATGCGGGTACGAATACAGTCATATCGATAGCGGCTGGCGAGTCTAAATATGTGTACATCAAGACTAATGCCACTGAACAAGGCACATGGTCGAATGTTGCCTTTGGCACTGGAACATCAAGTGCCGATGCAGCTACTCTTGAGGGATATGGGCTTGAGGCCATCACGACAACATTAAACCTAACAACATTAGTTACAACATTCTCCGGGACATATACGGCTGGTGCTGCTGATAGAACAAAGCTCTTTGTTTGGACTGGCGGTGCTGGAACGCTGAACTTAACGGCGGCGGCTACGCTTGGTGATGGGTGGTTCATCAAAGTAAGAAATGAGGGAACTGGTCTTTTGACGATTGACTGTGCTGGTGCTGATACATTAAATGGGTCGGCAACGGTTGGGCTTCAAACAGGAGATTCATTGCACCTACATTGCTCTGGCACAACATTCTATTCTGTTGGTCTTGGAAGAAATACACAGTTCAATTTTTCTCAATTGGTGAAGCAAGTCTCGACTGGTACATATACCCTCACAGACTCTGAAGCATCAAACACATTATTAAAATTCACTAGTTCTGGCGACCTTGTGGGGAATGTGACGATTATAGTTCCACCAACGATTCAAGTGATGTATGTGAATAACGCAACAACAAGTCCTGCTGCGTATACGGTTACGATTTCAGTAGGCACTGGTGGAACGACAGTGGCGTTGATACCAGCACAGCAAGCTATTTTGGTAAATGATTCCTATAACATTGTTAATGCCGCACCATAAAAATGACTAAAAAGGTTTTTGCATTAGACACCAAGGCCGGGATTCAGCGCGATGGCACTGTCTTGGATAGGCAATATTACACTGATGGCGAATGGGTGAGGTTTCAACGTGGACGGCCTCGTAAGATCGGTGGCTATAGGCAGATCGATGATAATTTGCACGGCATATCGAGGGGAATTTATGCCGACTCACTGGATGGCGAAAACAGGATATTCAACGGCTATCAATCAGGGCTAGAGCGTGTTTCATGTGATAGCAGCGGGGTAGGGTCGGGGACTGTTATTTACGCGGTAGAGAGTGGGCCGATACTCACTATATCAATATTTGCAGCGGGTACTTTATACACAAACGGGGTCTATCCCGGTGTAACCATGACAGGCAACAGCGGCCAATCGGCTACGTTTTCAGTCACAGTTGCAGGTGGTGTTGTTACAGTAGTTACACTTACAACAGCGGGTAACGGGTATCAAGTAAGCACGACAAACATGACTTTTGATGGGCTTCTGCAAGCGGCAGCGGCGGATATTGGTGGAACTGGGTCGGGAATGTATGTATCGATTGATACCATACAGGATGTATTTGTTGATTCAGAAAAGAATCTTTGGCAGTTCGATGGGTTTTATGATTCAACAGGGAATGGTGATAATTTGCTGCTGTCCCATGCAGGACAGAATTTATTGTCGATCGACAATACCACTACATCGAATGTAATGGCGTGCGACCCCGGAGGCGTTTCAAATGGTCCTTATGTGTTCCCCCCTCTCTACCCGCTCAAAGACACATCAGGCTCTGCGCCGACAGGTGCTCTGATTGCAGTTTCAGGCGGGGTTGTGTGCCTTCATCCATATGTATTCGTATATGGAGACAACGGGTTAATTAAGAACTGTTCTGCTGGCAATGCTTTCGATTGGAATTCCCCAGACTCTAACGAGGCGAATTTATCTGCACAGAAGATAGTTAAAGGAATAGCTATCAGGGGCGGGTCTAATTCACCTAGCGGATTGTTCTGGGCTTTGGATAGCCTTATCAAAGTAAGCTACAGCCCGATGACAGTCAATTCCGCACAGCTCTATTGGCGGTATGACATTATTGGTAGCCTGACAATATTATCGAGTCAGTCGGTCATTGAATATGACGGCATATATTTTTGGTGCGGGATAGATAGATTCATGCTGTACAACGGCGTTATAAAAGAATTGCCGAACAACATGAACACAAATTGGTTTTATGACAATCTGAACTTCTCACAAAGACAGAAAGTATGGGCAACCAAAGTTCCAAAGTATGGCGAGATATGGTGGTTCTACCCAAGAGGGAGTGCAACAGAATGCACCGATGCAATAATCTACAATACGAGAGAGCAGACTTGGTATGACGCAGGATCGTCGCCGGGGGCGCAACGGTCTGCTGGTTACTATGCTCAGGGATTTAGATACCCAGTAAATGCAGGGACAGAATTATCCGAAGAGACAGTCCTTTTAACAGCTAATGTTGGGACGACTAACAGCAGCAGCATAATAACGGCTTCCCCAGATATGAATATTGCGATAGGGTTGCTTGTTGCTGGAACTGGGATACAGGTTGGTTCGTTGGTTACAGCTATCGGATCTACCATATCAGGGTACGAAGTATTCCTTGACAAGATATGTACAGCGACAGCGACAGTAAGCGCAACATTCTCAACAATATCTGGCCTCATTAGTTTGTGGCAGCATGAATTCGGGTCGAACGAAATAAAAGGTCAGAACATATCCGCCATCAAGAGCATGTTCGAAACAAATGACCTCGGAATAGTTACTGGAGGACCTTCTGAATCGTCGATGGTTGGTGATAATCATTGGATAAGAATAGACAGAGTCGAGCCAGACTTTGTGCAGGTTGGGGAGATGGAGCTGTACATAACTGGACGGCCATACGCACAACAGGACGATGTAACGTCTGGGCCGTACACGTTTGATGCTACAACTGGTAAAATTGATTTAAAACAACAACGCAGAGAACTTAGATTAAGATTTGTTAGTAATGTGCAAAGCGGAGATTATCAAACTGGTAATATAATCTTGAACGCAGAATTTGGAGACGTGAGAGGTCATAGCTAATGCAAGTTTATGACCCTAGACATCACACCTTTGAATCATGGGCATCATTGATGTGCGAAGCAAACGCGAATCATGGCTTAATATCTGATGCGGTTGAAGATAATTGGTTAGACTGGGCAGAGCAATTCATAAATGTTACTGATATAGCAAAAGATGGTGCGATTTCCCCATCTATATTCATAACATGGGATGGATGGGCAACTGCATTGCTTAACGTGGCACAATAAGGAAATAGAATAT